CAATAAGTTGATAGGCATTTCTTCTCACAGTCTCACATGCGTTACCACGCATTGCTACAAAAACATAATGTTCTCGGGGTACCGAACATTGTACGAACATTACGAACATTAGAAAGAACATTAGTCGCTATAGGATACACCTTGGTTGAAGGTTTTATTCTTACTGAGTGCGGATCCACGACGCGGATGTTAGTGTCACACTAACAAGTTATGGTGTGTCAATGGCTCGCCGCTTCTCCGAGACTCGCCGCGCTCGGAAGAACTGGTTTCAAAATGTTAGTGACACGCACTAACCTAGAACCCCACGGTGACAGCGGCGGAAAAAAATAGGAAGTTGGCGTAAATCTTCGCTCACCGCGGCCTCGAGAACTGGTTTCAAAGGCACAAAAAAAAAGGAGACAGAGCCGAAGCCCTGCCTCTTGTTAGAATTCGTAGCCACGCCCGTAGGGATTTGCTATCGGGTGGTCTTTGGATACTGGGGTCGTTGGGTAGTATGTGGTTTCTGCTATAAGATATTTTATAAACTGATCAATTTCGGGTGCTTCATCAAAACTTGGATCTATTAGACGGATAGGTATGATGTTTTTCCAGTTAAGCATTGTTTTTCCTTTTAAAAAAAGTGGGGGGAGAAACTGCAGTCTCTCCCCCCGAGTTAACAACTAGCGCTTGTTGACTACAGTGGCCAGCTCTTCTAATTTTTCGAGAGCTATGACCAAGTCGAATTCTGCTGACTCAGCAGCCTCCAACCGTTTCTTGAGAGCAACACAAGTCTCCGAAGCGAAAGTCTCTATGGACTTAACATTCCGGGGATTTGTTATCCCAGCCGCAATATCTTCACGACGTTGGAGTTGTGTTCCAAAATCGTTTCGGCGTGCGCCGATTTGCATCTGTAAGTAGCGCTTTGTAACCTTCTGAGCCTCTGACAGAGACTTAGTTGGCTTGTCCAGAGTTTTACGGTTTGTCTCCGTAAATCCCAGGACAATAGCTGCAGTCACAGCATCAAAACGCTCTTTGTGCTCCGCGTATCCTTCGCTGCCCTTTTTAGGAGCTTTGCAGAAACGCGCCTCGAAACCACCGCTGTATAGAACGTCAACGGCTGTAGTCGTTGCAGTATCAGACGTACGACGTTTCGACACTGCATTAGAAATGGCTCGCACCATTTCTGTCGGCATTACATAAGACATGATGTCTTAGCCTTTCTGGCACCCTGACGACGCCAGAGCGCCGGTTGAACGAACAGCATGATCGCCGTTCGATGATTGAAGTAGACCACATGTGAACGAGTTATACTATGGCTGAAATATAAAAACGCATATAATTTGATAAAAAATGATAGCTATTGGTAGGCTCGCCGCGCCATCACTATAAAAATATACACTCGCCGCGCCACATAGAACTGGCATCAAAACGCAGACGCACCGCAGATTTCCACTCGCCGCGACCTTGAGAACTGGTATCAAAGGGTAGAGCCGAAGCCCTACCCCCTGAGATGTTAGACTATAACAACGTAGAGTATCGCCAGCATACAAGGACCAAGGATACATCCTACAAACAAACCACGAATGAATGCAGAGCTATCACTCATGGGATGTCCTTCCAACTTCTGATCTTGCGCCGTAACTCCGTATTACGTGCTTTCCGTGTGGCCTCACGTCTACGTAACTCCGCATTAGTGGAGTTGATGTAAGGATCTTGTGATCTAAACCGTGTGCCTAGATAGAAGAAGAAGCCATGTGATATAAGACCGAAAAAAGTAATCCACAGAACAGGTGTTAATCCTTCCATGATCTTTCCTTTCAAAGTTGGGGGGGAGCCGAAGCTCCCCCGAGGTTGTCATTTACCCATCTGTCGAACAACCAAGCTGGCAACTATCATAAGCACGCCAAACAAGGTTATGCAGAACCCAAGGATAAGGTGCGAGGTCTCACCTGCTGCAGCATTAGCGCCGAACAGGTCTGATATTAGGTGACCACTAAGAGCAGTGAACGCACCTAGCGCTAACAGTATGGTGCTATATACATATCGCATTGTACTGTGGTCCTTATGTTGTGGGGGAGCCGAAGCTCCCCCGAGGTTATGCGCGGTATGCGCGGTACTTAGCGATAAGCGGGATAAGAAGCATCGGTATCATACATCCAAGTATGATGCCCAGCACAGCGACCCGTGTGTATGGGTCAACTACTGCACCGACGCCATCGCTTACTGTGTTACCTACTGCACCACCTAACACTGCACCGATGCCACGTTCGGCACCGAGTAATGTTGGGAAGCGTGCGAGTAGCACGTCATCCATTGACAATCCCTTGAATGCGAAGGCAATGAGTATGCCATTATCCAAGAGACCGAATAGCAAACCGTTTGGTATGAGATCAAACATCAATCACCTCCATGTTGCTGTCGATGATTGTATTAGAACACAGTGTAATGAGTTATACTACAGATGGAATATAAACACTGACATAATTTGATAGAAAATAATAGAATTCGGTAAACTAATATGGGGCGACCATACCCACCCCCTATGCCCCCTTTGGCTTCAATGGACCCAGTGTGCTTCTCTATAATAGTAATATACTCAAATATTTTACGTTTTTTTGCGTTCCAGAACATTCAGGTTTTCACCCCTGATAGCGGGGACTATATGCACTTCGCGGGTATCCATGTTTACATAGGCTATACGAACCCCCAGTACTTTTTGTGTTTTTGATCGCACACGATGTATCCTGTGTGGTCCGTATCTTATTCCGCGCCCTTTGGCGTTCTTTACTTTGAAATATCGTAGACGTTCTTTTTTTGCGTCCAGCAGATAGACCTTCCCTGTTTTACCGGATATAGCTATTACATCTACAGGACCGAAAGATGCTTGGGGTCTGAATATGTAGAATCCTTTGTACAATAAATATTCTGTGAGTATTGTTTCGCATATTTGTCCTTCTATATGTCTTTTATCCATATATAGAACACCCCCCCTTTGGAGTCCCAAACGTCTTGTGGAAACTTTTTATATTTGGTACGTTGCAATACGGTTGACTACCTGCGGAAGAAATTAATGACTTTAGTCATAGAAGCTGAACTGGGAGTTCCCTTCTCCCCCGACACCCCATATGTAGATTTACAAGCGCGAGCCGAATCCGCCTGCAATACTGCTTTAAGGTTATCCGAACACGGGTTAGATGTACAACCTACAAAAGAGGATAAGGATATAGCAGCTAAACTTACGCTGGCTTACGCAAATGACCCTGAGAAGACTTCTAAAAAAGTTACGGCGAAAAAAGCAGCTACGCTGACCCCCGCATCCCTGCTGATGACCAACAGTATATTGCAGGAGTTTGGTCAGTCCGTGGTGGAGAGTGCCAGACAGATACGGCACCTCGTGACAAACAAGCTGGTACTGGAAGCCGATAATCCTGATCCACGGGTGCGTATACGTGCTTTGGAGTTATTGGGAAAAATATCGGATGTGGCTTTGTTCGCGGAAAAATCGGAAGTGACTATAACTCACCAGTCTACGGATGATATAAGGGACAAGCTGCGGTCCAAGCTGGCAAAACTTATAAATCCCGAAGATGAAAACGAGGTTATCATTATAGACGGCGAAGCTACGGACGTGGATACCGCGCTGGAGTTGAAGAAGGAGAAAGATACCTCCGATGCCTCCTGATACGGCGTTGAACAAGGATTTCACGGAAGAGGAAGTCCGGTTTATGCTGGGTAATCTCGACAAATATACGTCGGAAGAGATAACGGAGATAGACAGCCTTGTAGAAGAGTTGTCAGTCAGGAAATATAAGCAAAAAGTATATGATGACCTTATGGAATTCTGCAAACATATGCAGGCAGACTATAAGGTTGGCAAACATCATAGAATGTTGGGCGATATGCTCATGGATATCGAGGCCGGAAATAAGGATCGTATATGTGTCAACATACCACCCCGGCATGGTAAGTCCCAGTTGGTGTCAATCATGTTTCCGGCATGGTTTTTAGGTAGAAATCCCGGCAAAAAAGTTATGATGGTTTCCCATACCACCGATTTGGCTGTGGATTTTGGCCGTAAAGTACGAAATATGATTGCAACAGACGACTATAAGGCCATTTTTCCTACGGTTTCGCTCGCGGTTGACTCGAAATCTGCCGGTAGGTGGAACACAAGTACGGGTGGTGAGTATTATGCGTGCGGTATAGGCTCATCTATCGCCGGTCGTGGTGCGGATTTATTGATAATTGACGATCCGCACTCGGAACAGGACGTTATTAATGGTAATTTCGAGGTTTTCGAGAAAGCGTATGAGTGGTTCACTTATGGTGCCCGTACTCGTCTTATGCCGGGAGGAAGTGTAGCGATTATACAGACCCGATGGCACATGGATGACCTGACTGGTCGTGTTGTCACCGATATGTCCCAGAATGCGAAGGCTGATCAGTACGATATAGTGGAGTTCCCTGCCATATTGGAAATACCCGACGAAGAAAACTCCGGTTACACGCAAAAACCGTTATGGCCCGAGTTTTTTGACCTTGACGCACTGCTTCGCACCAAGGCTTCCATGCCTTCGTTCCAGTGGAATGCACAATATCAACAGGAACCAACGGCTGAAGAAGCCTCCATTGTAAAACGGGAATGGTGGCAGTCATGGGGGGATAAGAAACCACCGATATGCGAATATATAATAATGTCTCTCGATTCAGCGGCGGAATCACATAACCGGGCTGATTTCACAGCACTTACTACGTGGGGAGTTTTCTTAAACGAGGAGACTAGCGCGTATAATATTATATTGTTGAACAGTATTAAGAAGCGTTTGGAGTTTCCCGAATTAAAAGAGATGGCTATGGAGGAATACGGAGAATGGAACCCGGATTCTTTCATTGTGGAGAAGAAAAATTCAGGCACTGCATTGTATCAGGAAATGCGTAGAATGGGGTTGCCGGTACAGGAGTATACTCCTCATAGAGGTTCAGGAGATAAACTTGCGCGGTTAAATTCTGTTTCCGATATTGTATCTTCGGGTCTGGTTTGGGTTCCCACTACACGTTGGGCGGAAGAAGTGGTAGAAGAGATTGCTGGATTCCCGTTTATGAGCCATGATGATCTGGTTGACTCCACTATTATGGCTCTTATGAGATTCAGACAAGGTGGGTTTATAAAATTACCCACTGATGAACAGGAGCCAATACGATATTTTAAACAGCGTACTGGCGGGTATTATTAGAAAATGGATATTCTCTATTACGCTATTATCACGCTTTGTCCCGCAGACACAATTTGTAATACATCTGATAATTTTATAAGGTATTTTTCCGAGCCGTATGTTATTGAGCAAGAAGAAGCGAAAAATGGTTGGTTAATGGGTGAACGGTGTAAGGAAGCGGCCAGAGAATTACAAAAGAATATCACCATTGACGGTAGGCAATCTGTTCTTTGTGTCCAGAAAGATGTTTGGGACCGAATGCACCGATGAAAACTTATGTCCATGTCAACCAACATGTTATAAAACGCAATAACAAGACAGGTGAACGTGAACCTGTTATTACTGCTAAAACATACAAAGATAATAGATATGGGCATGAAGTGTTAATTGATGGTCCCTGCAAGGTAATATACAGACCCGATAAACCTTTATCCTGTGGTGCCAAGGTATGGATAGAGACAGAAGCAGAAGTAGAAGTACAAGGATAGATCATGGCTATTGATAAAGCGTTAACTCCTCTTTCTAACGGAGCCGGTGTTCCTCCTACCGGAGCTGACCTTGAGATTGAAATTGTCAACCCTGATATGGTTACACTTGATGACGGTAGTGTTGAAGTAACACTTATTCCCGGCAAGGAATCCGGGGATGATTCTTTTGATAGCAATCTTGCTGAAACATTAGAAGAAGATGTTCTGCAAAAGTTGACTGACGAAGTTATCGGTCTTGTTGATGCTGATATCGAAAGCCGTAAGGATTGGGCTGATACCTTTGTCAAGGGGCTGGATGTATTAGGATTCAAATACGAAGAACGTACAGACCCGTGGGATGGTGCCTGCGGTGTATACTCCACCATATTGGCGGAAGCAGCTATTCGTTTCCAAGCGGAAACAATGAGTGAAACCTTCCCTCCTTCGGGGCCGGTGAAAACAAAAATTCTTGGTGAGGAGACGAAGGAAAAAGAAGAAGCGGCTACTCGTGTTCAAGCAGACATGAACTATGAACTTACTGAACGTATGGTTGAATATCGACCTGAACATGAAAGACTTTTATATAGTCTGGGACTCGCAGGTTCTGCTTTTAAAAAGATTTATTACGATCCCAACATAGGTCGTCAGGCAGCTATCTATATTCCTGCTGAAGATGTGATAGTGCCTTATGGTGCATCCCATATAGAGAGCGCGGAACGTGTTACGCATATTATGCGTAAAACAAAAAATGACCTGAAGAAACTTCAGGCTAACGGATTTTACCGTGAAATAGATCTTGATGATCCACAACCGTTTCATACTGATATAGAGGAACGTAAAGCTAAAGAAGGCGGTTATTCCATAACGGATGATGACCGTTATGCAGTATACGAGATCCATGCCGATCTTGTTATAGAGGGTATCGACGATTCCGATGAGGAAATTGCGAAACCGTATGTAGTAACTATAGAACGGGGAACATCCGAAGTACTGGCAATACGCCGAAACTGGGATCCTGATGATGAACTCAGATTGAAGAGACAGCATTTTGTACATTACGTATATGTGCCGGGGTTCGGGTTTTACGGTCTTGGTTTGATTCACATTATTGGTGGTTACGCTAAAGCAGGTACAAGCCTGATACGGCAACTTGTCGATGCTGGTACTTTGGCGAATCTGCCGGGTGGATTAAAATCAAGAGGGTTGCGGATCAAAGGTGACGACACTCCCATAAATCCGGGTGAGTGGCGCGATGTGGATGTACCGTCAGGTAGTATCCGCGACAACATTACATTCCTCCCTTACAAAGAACCAAGTCAGACACTTTTGGCGCTGCTTAACCAGATAACGACTGAAGGTCGTAGGTTAGGCGCTATCAGCGATATGAATATCTCTGATATGTCGGCCAATGCCCCTGTTGGTACTACGTTGGCATTGCTTGAACGTACTCTTAAACCTATGGCCGCAGTACAAGCTCGTGTTCATTACGCCATGAAGCAGGAGTTCAAACTCCTTAAAGCGATAATGTCCGAGTATGCGTC